ACTAAAGTATATCAACTCACAACTTTTGCAACTCGCATCAGCAGAGTCGGGAAACCACTCTGTAAAGAACGAGCCATTGCCAACAGTTTCTGGGTTTGATTGGTCTAGTGTGATAAGTAAAATAAATGTCTAATTTAATTCAGAAAAAAATGACTGAAAATTTAACACCAGAACAAGTAGTTGAAAAAATCAACACTATGTTCGCAGAAAAAACGGCTGGATTGCCTACGCATGACGAGGTCAAAGCGTTAAAATCGGAAATCGATTCCTTGAAAGGGATGGAGAAAAAAAGTGCGGAAATGGAATTGGCTCTGGCTAAATTCGAGGGACGTATCGAGGCTATGTCTGAAAAGGCAGTATCTGCAAAAGCAGAACCAGTAGGGACTATTGGTGACCAAGTAATCAAGGCTCTTAAAGGTGAGTTAGATTCAGTGAAAGAGGGTAAGTCAATCAACCTTGAAACAAAGGACACTACAATCGTAGGTGACTATACTGGAAACATTGCTCTAAGTACTTTGGAGGCTGGAGTGAATCGTATCGCTCGACAAGTTGCGAAAGTTCGTAACGCAATGTCGATGGGTACAACAACATCTAAATTCGTAACTTACATCCAACAAACTTTGCAGTCAACGGCTACATGGATTGGTGAGGGCGTAGTGAAGAATGAGGGTGAATTGAAGTACCAAGAGGTATCAGTTGAGGTTAAGAAAGTTGCTGGGTTCATTAAAATCTCAAAAGAGATGTTAGATGATTTGGCATTCGTTCGTAACGAGGTAAACACTGACTTGATGGAGACTATCGATAACCAAATCGAGAACAATTTATTGAACGGTAACGGTGTAGGTGCAAACTTAAACGGTATCATCAATCAAGCAACTGCATGGGTAGCTGGTACTTTTGCAAACACAGTTACATCAGCAAATCTGGCTGACGTAGTACGTACTGCAATCGCTCAAATTGAGACGGCTAAATTCATGGCTACACACGTAGTATTACACCCAAGAGACGTAGCGAAATTGTCATTGAGCAAGACTACAACTGGTGAATATACTTACGGAGCATTCGTTGTAAATCCAGTTACTGGAGACCCAACTATCGCTGGTTTACCAATCATCTCAACTACATGGATGACTGAGGGTAATTTCTTAGTTGCTGACATGACTAAAGCGCAAGTTAGAATGCGTGAGGGAATGAACATTCAAGTAGGTTACGAGGGCGATGATTTCAAGCGTAACATGGTTACAATCTTATGTGAGGCTCGTTTAGTATCGTTCATCAAAGCAAACGACACTGGAGCATTCGTTAAGGGAACTATCGCTACTGCTATTGCTGGTCTTGACCCATTGGTACCATAGTCAATTACTAACGGAATAAATCTGTAATCATGGAAAAAAAACCAAGAAGAAGAAAAGCACTGAATGTTACGATTGACACGAAACATGTTGATGTAAATATCAAGCGTGATGCCTCTGGTGAGGTGGACGTGGTGATAGATACTCCAATTGTAGATGCTCATTATCACAAGGATATTGATGGTAAAAGAACCTTTAAAATCATCAATGATGCTGAGTATAAATTCGAGTCAAATGGTACTTCACCGCACTTGCCAAAGGGTTCAATCTGGACTATTACTGGCGAGATGTTGAAGAACTTTTTAGCAAAAGGATTAGGTAAACACATTAAATAAACAACTATGTTTTTAGCACCATCAGACTTTACTGGCAAGTACGAACTTCATACTGGAATGTACGACAACGCTAAGTTGCAAATGTACATCGACAAGTACGAACAACGTTATTTGAGAGAGTTATTGGGGATTGAATTGTACACTGAATTTATTTCAGACCTAGCTATTGGGGTACCGAAATCACCAAACTTTCTGACGATATTCAATCCACTTTTTGAGGACGTGAATCAGTTATCTATGATAGAGTCTGATGGTATAATAGAAATGTTGAAAGGGTTTATCTATTTCGAGTACTCTAAAGACCAGATGATGCAACAGACTACTTTCGGTGGGGTGCAACAGAAATCTGAAAATAGCAAGGTACTAACTTCACTTCAATCAATGATTTATGCTCGATACAACGAGGCTATCAGAACGTATAAGGCAATACAAGATTACATCTTGTTGAATACCCAAATACCTATTGGACAAGCAGTTGATATTAGTGTAAACTCTGGTGGAACTGGTTATACCAACGCATTAGGAGTAGCAACAATCGGAGGCTCTGGCACTGGTTGTACAGTTAACATAGTAGTTGTAACTGGCGTAGTGAATGAGGCAACTATTGCCAATGGAGGTAGCAACTATTTGATTGGTGATACATTTGCCATTGCTGGGGGTACTACTAATGCTATTCTCAATGTGAGTTATGTCGGTAAAGGTATCTTCGGAAACTTCAAAGGGAAGCGCAAATCAACTGCATATTGGATATGAAAGACGTAGCGAAAGTAGTGGAACAACTGGTATACGAAATTGACCGAACAATATTCGGAGTTCGTGAGCCATTGACTGGTAAAATCAATACATGTCATACCAAGTGGATTCGTGTGGGTAAGTCAGTTTGGAATAGCGATGGATTGGAATTTAGGGTAACGGCTCTGGTTAGAGATGACCACTTTTATGCCGTTCCTTTAAATCCTTTAGCAAGTCCACTGGAGGGGGTGATAACATTGGAATCACCTTTCTGGATTTCTGGTACTCACATAGCGACTAACAACGAGTGGACGAAAGCAAGTAAGAATCTGTTAGAGAAAACGCCATTAACGTGGCTTCTCGAGTCACTTCGTATGCAGAAGTATGGTTTGGGTAGTTCGATTGATTTCGATTCGGATATACGGCTCTTTTTTCTTGACGAAACTGACGTGGTAAATTACTATACTGCTGACCATAGGGAGCAAGTAGTAGAGCCAATGGAGGAATTAGCCAAAGGATTCATTGATGCAGTAGCCTCCAATCGTAAATTCAAGAGAATTGACGAGTATGAGATGCACACTTTTTCACGATTTGGGATTGAAAGAAGTGATGGAATGTTCCAGAACATATTAGATGCGAATCTATCTGGGGTGGAGTTAAGGGTAACTCTTACCAAGTTTAAAGAAAATTGTAAATGTTAGTCACCGATATTGGTGCAAAAAAAATAATACATAGAAATTATGGCATTAGGATGTAACTGCGACACTGGCTTATCCAACACTGGACAACCATCTTGCGTAACGCTTCAAAGCGTAACAAGTAAAGTAATTCAAGTTCCATTGATGGCGAATGATGGAACGCCAAACAGATTGAGTTTAACAACTCCAATCACTGCAACAACTTTCACTGATTTAGTGAATGAAACTGATTCATCTAAGAGATGGTACCCACTACCAAACTTTGAGAACGTAGAATTAGCTAAGGCTGATACTATTTTTGAGGAGGCAAACTCTGGTCGTAAGGCGTATTTACGTCAAGGTGTACGTTCATTCATGGGTGAATTATGGGCTACCAATGGTACTCCACAGTTCCTAGGGAAATTGCAGTCTGACAGATGTGTAGCATTTGGTATCTACATCGTAGACGTGAATGGTAACTTAGTAGGCTCTAAAAAAGGAGATTACCTTTACCCAATCACAGTTGACAACAACAGTTGGGACCCGAAATTGATGTTTGCAACTGATTCAACAGTTGGTAAAATCATGTTAGGATTTGATTTCGACAGATTGTTTGATGAGTCTACAATGTGGATGATTACTGCAACTGAGGGGTTGATGGATTTCAATTCATTGAATGGTTTGTTAGATGTGAATTTCAGCGCTCCAGCGATTGTTCCAACGGTATCAATTAATTTTGATGCGTTCCTTTCTTACGGTACTGCAATCAATCCTTTGGACTACCAAGGCGCACTTACTGGTGACTGGGTGTTGACAAACTTGACTACTGGTTTAGTCATAACGGCAACAACAACTGAGACTGCAACGGCTGGTAATTATACCACGTTAGCAACTTTCGTGACTGGCGACCAATACAAATTGAGCGTAGCAAAAGTAGGATTCTCTGGGGACTTATTGTTCACTGCATAACCTTACTTTGAGGTCTGAAAGGTCAAGGGAATTATGTGGCAAACTTGCACTTTGAATAGTGTGAGGTCAACCAAAAATATCATTGACTTGATGAATAAAGGGGGTAGAAATACCTCCTTTTTTTGTTAAAAACAGTATATTGCCAAAATACTCTGAGAGGTAAAAAGAAGCACTCTGAGGAACTTTCCATTATCTTCTAGTTAACGTGTTATAAAAACTACGAAGTCGTAAACGCTAACTGGGAGAGGGATAGAGAGCCACTAAAAAAATAAATTGAAATGACAGATTTGATGGAAACTGCACTCGGACAAGTGCTAAATCGGTACAGATTTTTGAAAGGTGAGTACCTCTGGTTCAAAGTTTTTTCTGATGCAAAATTCAGAGAATGGGTGCTTGACTTGATACGACAAGACCAACTTTTCAAGCAAGGAATTGATGGCGATGGAGACATCATTGGCACATATTCAGAGTACACTGAAATGATGAATCCAGAAAAAGTTGCTGGGACTCCATTCACACTTTTTGACACTGGCGACTTTTACGAATCATTCATTTTGTATATTTACAAAGATGCAATCGAGGTCGATGCAAATCCAATTAAGATAAATGACAAAGGAGAAAAAGAAAACCTATTTTGGAAATATGGTGAAAACATTATCGCACTCACTGG